ATCATGTCAGCATCAAACTCAAAGCCGTCGGCTAGTAAATCACCATACGGGTCTGGGTCTTCGTCGTCTACAAGGCCACCTTCAGCGTAACCTAAAAGACCACCCTTACCGTACTTTTTCATGTTACCTTTTACTTTAGACTTGTATTTTGAATCGTCTTCTTTTTCTAGGTCTGCCTTATCTTCTACTTCGTAAGCAGTTAGCTCTACTTCCACACCTTCAGGAGTCTTTCTAGATCCTTTTTCAGTACGGTATTCTTGCTTAACTTTCTCTGCATCTTTAGATTTTACAGCAGGCTCTCCAGTAGCCACAAGGCCGTCCATAGCCATTGACATTAGACCCATAGACGCTTCGTCGTGCATTTCTTGAATATGCTTTAGACCATGCCATTTAACTACGTCAGCCGGAAGAACGTATTCGTCTTCAGAAAGCATAGCAGGAATATCGTCTCTAACATTCTCAGCGTCTGAGCCTAGCGGGATTTCGTTGCCACTAACAGGGTCGATACCTACAATAACGTCAGCGGACATCATACCGCCTCCCATGTACCCACCGCAGTTCATTTGTGGCATCTCTTCGGTTTCATCAAACATAGGATTCATTCCCATTGCCTGAGTCATACCGCCAGTGTAACCACCCATATTCATTTTTTTGTATTTTGAATAGTCTTTCTTTGCGTGGCCCCCGCCGTGCATTTTTTTATTTTGTTTGTTGCCGTACATAAGTCCACCTTCGTTTCTATATTGTGCCGTTTTCTTAGCAATCTCTTTAGGTTGCTTAGAGTATTGTTTACCTTTCTTACTGTCGTCTCGTTTCTTCTTAGTAGTAGCTGCGTACTCTTGCGAACTAAGAGAATCTATAGCAGACTTAGGTAAATACCTTTCTCCAGTCTCAGAAGACTTTTTACCAGATTTAGTACTCCAATCTTGGTCTGTCCAATCCTTTAGAGACTTTTGTGATTTCTTTAAGGCCATTATGACTTGTAGCCCCCGCCTTTAGCTTTGTACTGTTTAGCTAACATCTGGGCTTTTCTAGCGGACCACTGTCCCGCCTTACCGCCCTTAGTGCTGGCTTTTATCTTGTTAAAGAGATTCTTACGCATTGTAGGCTTAGTGTAGTTGCCTGCTGCGTTAACTTTAGATTTAGCTTTCTTTTTAGCGGGCATTCTTTTTCTCGTGTTCTAATGTGCCGCGTACCTCATCTCTTAATGTATAGAGTCGTTTGAGTTCCGCTATAGCACCTTGTATCTCTCGTATTCTATCTACGTCTTTTTCTTTCTCTAGGAAACCTCTAAGAGTTTCTATTCTAGATGCAACGTGAACTAAAAAAGCATCATAATGAGCTATATCATTTACGAAAGGTAAAACTTTACGAGCTACATTAGTATCCATTACTGAGGAGCCTGTCCTTCACCAGTGTTAGCAGAGAAGCCAGCAGCACCGGGTTCTGGAGCAGCACCGGGCTGTACTTGGCCGCTTATACCTGTTGGATCAGATACTGGAGGAGCACCACCTTGGCCGCCACCTTGTCCGCCTTGTCCGCCACCCATAAGTGCCGCTAGGATTGCAGCAGGATCTTGTTGTCCTTCTGGGGCTTCAGGTTGCTCTGGTTGATTCTCCATGAGTACCTTCTGGTAATCCGCTAACATCTTAGCTTGAATCTCGGCTTCTCTAGGATCGTTTAGAATCTTATCTTCATCTAAATCCATAGACGCTGCAATCTCACGAAGAACGTAATCGTACTTAACGTAAGGAGCCATGTTGGGGTTCTGGGCGGTCTGCAAGAATTGTAATAGTTTCTGAGAACGTATCTCATTACGCATCAAAGACTCTGTGCCTAGTGCTTCTACATCTAAGTCCCCATTAGCAGCAGGGTCAAACTTAAACTGCATATTGAATGCAAAGAAACTCTTTCCTAGTGGCCCTAATAGATAGTCATCAATGTTACGTACTACAGCTTTAATGTTCTGTGCGGCTGCACCCATAAGCATAGACATACCAGAAGCAGTACGGCCTACACCCATAACACCAGTCATACCATGAGAGTACGAAGGTATGCCGGTAGATTCATCTGCTAGTTGTCGAGTCTTATCAAACATAGCAAGACACTCGTTAGTTACGTTAGGGAACTTAGTACCGAATATAGCCTGTCCCGGCGCACCTGCCTGTCTACGGAATATCTTGCCCGGATAGACAGACATATCTTGGCCGGGAATCAAATTAGTCTCATCTACTTCAATTAGTAAGTTAGATGACAATGCTGCGTTATCAATACCCATACGCATGAAGCCATTCATAAGTAGCTGAGTGTCTTCCATATTCTCAGCAATACCAATACCAAAGAAAGAGTACGGGTTTAGTTCGTAAGGAACTGCGTGATACGGAATGCGAGAAGGAGTAAATGGATTAAGTACAAGGCGGATTATATTGCCATTACAGATCCATGCGTTAATATGCACTTGGTCTCGGTCAGCTAGTTTAGACGGAATTTCCATACCGGCTTCTTCAGCTAATTCACTGTCTATTACACCCCAGTACTCTAGAATTTCATATCTAGTAGTCTGGTTAGTAACTTCGTTGTCTTCTAATACGTCTTCCCAGTACTCTGAATTGTACGAAGGACCCATTTGAATAGAAGCCTCAATGACATCCTCTAGGAAGTAAGGGCGCTTTTTAAGTGCTCTCAATTGAGAACGAGACATACGATGACGTTGGATAACGTACTCTGCTTCATCCATATTGTGAGCGTCGGGATCTGGGTAAATATCCCAGATAGAAACAGACTCTACACGAGGTACAGTTTCGTAGACAGGATCGTATTCACCTTCTTCTGTCCATCGTGGGTACTCTTTATCGAAAGCAAATGGCCCTTTAAGTACCCCTGTACCAAACAAACACATCTCAAAAGCAGTGTTACGAAGGTGTTTAGATGCTTCGCTCTCTTCTAATTGATCGTGGATGCGGGTTTCCATGTTACGGGCAGCTTTAACTAACGGCTCGTAAGTCTGGGAAGTAGGTGTTTTACCGTAGCCTTCTTGTAGCTCGTCGCCAACTCGATCTAGAGTCTCTGAATATGGACCTAAGTTATCTGTAGTAGAAGGACGTGCTCTGTTGTTTTTCTGACCTTTAGGAGCGGTCTTCTCTGGTTTACCTGTAGCAGGGTTAGGGACTTTAGACGCGATATTCTCTTCTGTCAATTCCATCTGATCGAAATACACGGCAGAAGGAGAGTCACTAATAGGGTTCTTTGTAGGATTGATAGCAATAGGGAACTTAGAGCCAGCAAACAAAACGTCTACAATCTGAGCGTAAGCAGCTAGTACTTTGGTCTTGGTGATCTTAATGAAGGCACGAGACTTCTCAGCGTCGGTAAACTTAACGTCGTCACCGTACACACCCCTATAGTTTTTATAGGCTTGTAGCCATCGTTGCTCGTCACTGTCACGTTTCTCAGAGGCTGCACTAAAGCGGTCTCTAATCCAACCTTCTAGGTTTCCGTACTTACCGTCGTCTTCTTTTTCTAAAGCAAACAGCTCATCCGTGATAGTGTCAATGTCTATCTCTAATTCTGTCGCGCTAGTGGGTTTGTCAATTATAGGCATCTAGTATCCAAACGTATTATCTGATGGTTGCCACCTAGTCGGTGGGGGAGTTCTTGTATCCCAAGGCGAGCCAGAGCGAGGCCTTGACATAATACCGTACCTAATAGAATCGTAAGTATGGTCTGATTTGTACCGTACATCAATGTCGTCCGAGCCTTTAGGGCAAGTAGGTATAGTCTGTAGGTCAGCTATGATCTGACGACAAGTGTCAAAGAAAACAATACCGGGGGTCTCTGTCGTCTCATCTACCTTTAAAAGCTCGTGTAATCTGTTTCTTCCGGCTACTCTAGAGCCACTTGATCTGTCTGAAGGTCTCCATCTACAACCCATAGCAATCATCTCTTCAGCTATAGATGGTCCCATCTGCCCTCGGTTATGCCAGCAGCTAGAATCTAGAACCCCGTAATGTAGGGACTCCTGCTGCTCTTCTACTATAACCGCTTGGGCTAAATCTCTACCAGTGTGCTTAGACACGTACAATTCTCTGTACACGTACAGTGTCTCATAAGAAGGGTCTATAGCAAACCAATGTACTGCGGAGTAGCTAGAGTAACCGTAATCACACGATCTGAATTTTCTCCAGTCGCTAGGTATCTCAAAAGGCTTAACAGTGTGTAGGTGAGGTCTAAACTCTGGGAACGCTGCCCCATCCGCTATAGCCCAATCACCTTCAAGTAATTGTCTTCTCTGCGCTTCTGGCAACGACAGCAAGTTAGCTTCGTATGTACCTTCTGCGTATAAGTACGGGTTATCCTTTAGTGTTGCTGGAATAAACCGTCGTTGAAACAGTGGTTGCCCTGCCTTAGCGTGGCCTTGAGGATAAAGTAACTCTTCCCCTGTTTCTAAATCTCTAGCGTTGAATGCCTTACCTGCTGGTGCAGGGTCGATAAACATCTGCTTAACCCAACCATGTCCGGGGCCTCCGGGGTTGGTGGTTGCTCGCATAAAGACTGGTAGCGTTGGATCTGTTGTTCTTAAACGAGAACGCATATAGTTCCACGCAAAGGGAGTAGCGTGTTGAGTTAATTCGTCAAAGCCTATATAAGAGAAGGCTTGACCCTGATAACGAAGTACATCTTCTTCGCGCTCTAGGTAGGTTAACCACAACTTAGCCCCACTAGGGAATACCCATTGAGACTTACGCTCTTGCCATTTGGCTCCGGGATACGCCCTTGGGTATATCTCCTGAGTCTTCCAAATTAATTCCCGTAGTTCATCATTTGTACGACGAAGAATCAATCCGTTAAATACTTTGTTACCGAAGTAACGCATAGGGTCGGCTAGTAGGCCGTAAGACTTACCACCCCCCGCTGAACCACCGTACAACACTTCTCGTTCTACAGAAGCCAAGAAATCAGTCTGTGGGCCTTCGTTAGGCTTAAAGATTATATCTTGATTCTGTGGTATTGCTGTAGATGTGCCAGTTAAACCTTCAGGCTTCTCAGGAGTAGTCTCCTTTATGCCCTTAACTTTCTTTAGCTTTTTCTCCGCAGCAACTAAGGATCTCTTCTTAGAGGCTACTGATGTGGTTAGTTTGGCTTGTTTCTTTTCGGCTCTAGTAGTAGGTTTCTTCCTAGTAGCCAGTTGTTTATCTCGTGGAGTCTCTACGTCTTTGCGTGACTCCGCCCACTTGGTAGATAACCCTTGGTGAGATATTTTTCTACCTCCCTCTTCAGATAACCACTTGGCAGTCTCTCTAAGGGAGTTTCCATTGTCCAAAAAAAGAAACGCTTCTTCGAGTAATTCTAAAAGCGCTTCGTGAGGGACCCATTCATTTTTGTTATTTGGGTCTGCTGCGTAGCCGAAAGGCGGCCTAGACGCAGACTTTGTTTTTGGTTTATTCTTCCATTTGCTCATTCACGACTTCTTTAGGGGGTAAGATAAAGATGCCACCAGTAGAGGTAGACACTTCTATCTTTTCTTTTTTAACCAGACCTACACGATCTAGTACCTGCGTTGCAGCCGCAACAGCATTTCTGGCTCCCACCTGAGAAGGGTCTACTAGGACACCTGTCAACGAAAAGGCCGCTCTAGGGGCATTCATTGCAAGCATTGTACTAGCTCGTTCTACAATTTCATCTTTGAGAGGCTCTACGACCTCCTTAGTGCGTGTCTGAGGAGAATAGCCCGCTATGTTCATAGCTTCTCTTATGGAACCTCTAGCGTCGCCACAAAGGGCTTCTAGGAAGGCTTCTTGCTTCTCAGTGTATTTAGGTTCGTCAGCCATAAGCTATCGCATTCGTCTAGTAGGCTGAACAGGTCGTCTTGCTGGAGTCAAAGACGCAGGTCGCTGTACAGGCTGTCGTGTTATAGCTGGTCGAGGTTGCATAGGTTGACGAGCTGTAGGCTGTGCCATAGGTCTAGCTTGTGGTGCTGCTCTTTGAGTAGCCTGCATAGGTTGCATAGGCCGTCTTGCTGCTGGACGAGGTGCTACAGGTTGGGCTTGTGGCGTAGGTCGTCTTGCTGCTGGTCTAGCTGTAGGTGCTGCCATTGGCCGCCGTCTTGCAGACGGAGTGCCTGTAGGCGCAGGCCTCTTAGGATTAGACATTCTAGCAGGCAGTCCTTTCTTGATTGAACGGCTAGTAGGATTCATAGCCATAGGTATCCCCTTCTATTTTATATATTATATTATATATATCTTATTATTTTATAAGTATATATATACAGTAAGTTATCTATATAACTATCTATATATTATACTATATATCTTACAGGAAATTTACTTATTAAGTATCCTATAAAAGATATTAAAACAATATCATATTTTAGAGTAAAAGTCAATACCTATATGCTATTTATTTCATTTTAGTTAATTAATTTACAATTAAGCTACTGAACTACCGTTAAACACTCGGTACATGCCTTGGAGGGCATAGTGTGTAGCCATTTTTGTTGTCTTCCATGTACTCCAGCACCGAAACAAACTCCGCTACAGTGCCGTCGTTCTTCAATCTGTTGGCTTTTGCACTAATAATCCTGCAATTACCCCTTACGTACCCCATTTTAGGGTCTATACGGTCAATTGATGGGCTAGAATTAGAAGATCCCTGCCCTACCTTAGTCCAATCCAGCGTTACGTCCAATATAGGACAGAATACAGGGTACGGTTCTAAGTCAATTAGCTCTAAATCGAATGGTATGGAGTCTTTCTGGCATTTATACTTGATGTGGGCTAGTGAAGTAGACAATTTCTGCTTAATACAGAAGTCTAGTAGGTCTTGTGGGTCATACTGGCTTAATTCGTTCTCACTCCACGTATTCATCAGGATCGTCCTCGTAGTGATCTACTGGAACGGTCAATTCTTTAATACTATTAGCAGCGTTTTGCATATTATTAGAGATTTCTCGAAGAGAATCAGACAGGGAATACAGATGATTGTACCCTACTTCTGTGGTTAAATAGTGATCTACCCACCTGTTAAAGATCTGGGTAAGAGATACTCGGTTTTCTGAGCAGGCCTCGTCACTGTCACCTACAAACATATACAAAACTACGTTAATGTCTCCTGCTTGGTCTAATTCAGCGTCTGCTTCTACGTACACTGGTACGGATAGATCAAAGTCTGCTCCGGTTAATTCTAACTCTACTTGCTGGCCCTTATCATTCATAGACGGGTGTGTATTCCTTTGTAGTATCTAACCAATACCCCTGTGCGGGTACTAGTAGCGTTTAGCAGTTGCCTACTAAAAACACTGTATACCACCTTATTGACAGAACGTCAAGCTTCCCCTATACATTTTATGTACTCCCCTACTTTACATTTCCTATTTTCTAATCTATGTACAGGCTTGTATACGCTAACGCCCATACCCCCCCTGTCCCATTCCCGCCCGCGCTAGCCCGCCTCCCGTCTAGGTTACGGCTTTTTTCCGCGTATACGTTAGCGCATCCCTTAGCTAATACGGCGGGTATATCAATGGATCAATGCGCGATTGTTATTGGGATATGCTAGCGGCTGACAATATCGGCGGGCGTGTGTGTGAGCGCGTGAGTGCACCCCACAGTCAACAAAAAGAATAAATATAAGCTACCCTACCGGCCTACACTACCGGATGGCCTAAAGGCG